CATTCAGGAAGTCCTGATTGGACGCCGCATTCAGGTCACCACTCTCTCCGCCGTTGAACAGAGTGAGGATTTCGCTGGTCAGCTTCCCGGCGTCGTTTACCGCAGTCTCTGTAGAGCTGTAGCCTGCAGTCTGCTGAATGTTGGCCTTCTTTGCAAAGTCCGCCCGGTCCACGTCAGTGTCACGCACACGGACCAGGATGGTGCCATCCTTAATCGCATCCCGCTCCAGGCCGAATTTAGCGGCATTCTGACGGAGCCACTCGGTGTAGTTCTTCGCACCGGGCATGCCCTGTTCGATTGCGGTCTTGATGGCCAGGACGCGGCCATTGCCGGACTCTACAACCCTATCAGGACCAATGATTGGCGCGCCCTGCTGTGCGCTCTGGCTGGCGCCAAGGAGCTCGGGATTGAGCTTCGAAGCAATGCTCTGGACCTGCTCGCGGCTGCTCTCACGCGTACGATCACGCGGCTGGAGCTCCTGCGGATAGGCCGGGTTCGCATTGCCGACAGTGTCGTTCGAAGCGATCAGGTCATTGATGTCAATGGCCTCGTAGTGGAACTCTACAGATTCGTCCGGCGTGACGTAAACCTTGCCTCGGTTCGGGTTCTCTGGTTCCGCTTTTTCTTCCGCAGGTGCTTCCGCTTCCGCAGGTGCCTCAGCGGGGGCTTCCGCTTCTGCAGGTGCTTCCGGCGTCTGCGTCTCTGGCACTACAGGAGCTTCTGATGGCACAGGTGCTTCCGGTGCCTCTGCTTCCACTGGGGCTTCTGCGGGAGCTGGCGCCTCTGCTTCTGCAGGTGCGGGCACTTCCGGTGTCGGAGCCTCTGGTGCTGCAGGTGCTTCCTGATTTTCCTCTTCCAGATCTTCTTCCGGATTGACCGGTTTCTGCTCTTCTTCGTGCGCCTTCTTGGCCTCTTCCTCAGCCTCAGCCAGCTCCTGCTGGATACTCGCCTGCTCCGTCTGTGCCTTATTCCTGGCCACAGAGAGTGCGACCTCTAACTGCTCATGGAGCCCATGAGCGTACTCGGTCATGCCCTGCAGCTTCTCGGCCTTGACGTTTCCTGCCAGCACACGCAGGCCTTCAAAGTATTTCTGGATATCTTCGCTGGCCTTCTTGGACGCCTTATCGGCAGCGCCCTTGGCCTCATTGAATGCAGTACTGCTGGTCTTATAGGACTCGTACGCCTTCTGCAGATCGTCGACTACGCTGATATCTGCGCCCTTGGTAAGGGCCAACTGACGCAGTTCATTGAACCGTTCACGGCTGTGATGATGCGCATCCTGCGCCGCATCGCGCTTCTGCGCCCACATCTTAGAATCCCGGATGGAATCCATCATGGCGCCACGAATCTCAACATCCTGCCCCATCATAACAGCGGAGATGGCATTATTGGCAAACTGCTGAGCACGGCCCTTGCCGTCGATAGCTTCACGGAAGACAGGGTCCTTCAGGTCCTTGCGCAGACTCTCTACGCAATCCATGATCGTGGACTCATTCAGCTCGGTACGGCCGTCACACAAGGCCATGGCCTTCTGGATAGAGCTGTACTTGTTTTCCATCTTCACGACACCGCTGGCTGTGTTGATGTTTCCTGCATACGCGGGAAGCTGGAACACCAGTCCGCAAACGGAGCCGCCTACAAAACTCCCTGCCGCCTGCTTGGCAAACTCAGGAGTAAACATTTCAGCCGCATGCCCAAGAACAGTGTCGAACATCGTGGAAACGGTGATCTCCTCGCCGCTCTCAATTTTCTGAACAAGATCGACGACAGGCTCGAAAATCAGCTGATCCGCCACATCCTCGCCAACTTCCTCGAGGCCCTCTCGCGCGGCATTCCTTCCAACCATGCTGGCGACCTTCCAGAAATTGGATAGCGTACCATTCCGAATCCACTGGTTCGCGGCGTCCTGCATGGCCATACTGCCCTGGTACAGTTCAATAGCATTGGCGTTACCGCCCATATTCAGAGCCGCCGTCAGTGCTGCATGCCCATACGCCAGGTAGGACGCAGCGCCTCTGCTCATCCCCTGCTTATAGTACAGATCGTTAAAGGTTTCTTCATACGTGCCCATGCCGAAACCGACAAATGCACCGCCCGCTGGACCAAGAACGGTACCAGCTAGAGCACTCGTGGCCATGCCAAGACCGGAGTTGACCAGCATGTTTACGCCGCCATAGGCCGCCGCTTCCGGCCCACTCAGGTAGGCCCCAACCTGCTGCATATCGCTCTTAGCGCTGCGCAGGCCTTCGACCATGTTCCTGTACGTGCTCTCAACGAAGTTGGGGTCCATGTCCCACATGACATCGAAAACATTATCTGCCTGGTGCAGCCTTGTCAGAACATTGGCCGCCGTTTCCTGGCTGATGGTTCCGTTCTCCACACCCTGACGCATGTAGGCGTCCAGGTCCTGCTTATACTGCCAGGGAGCATCCCAGCCGTATTTCTCCTGGTAGTCTGTGATGACCTTGTCCCGCGCCTGCTCGTATACGAGGTTTGATCCCATCGTACCGACGGCACCCAAGGTATCTGATGCCCATGCGGCCGCGCCTGCACCAGCGCCGTAGCCAATGGCACCAAGGATACCGATCTTCAGTTTCTTATCCTCAGTCATGGCGTTCAAGTCACCGACGAGCTCCGGATTGTCAACAAGCTCTATGCCCTTTTTGGAAAGGGAATTATAGGCCAGCTCAAGAAGCTGCTGAGGTGTTTCTACACCTACGCTCCTAACATACTCGTCAAAGGGCTGAGCCGAGCTGGAGTCCCTGCTTGCTGCTGTCCGTCCAAGCGTCAGAAGTAGGTCCTGAGCTTCTTCCTGGAGCAAATCCACATAAGCATCTCTCAGAGCTGTGGAACCTTCCGCCGAGGAGTTTTTTATGATGTTTTTGTAGTCCCGCACGTACCGGGAACTGCTATCCCAGGCTCCGCCCTTTTCGCCGAAGAAGTCATCGCCTGTGACAGCGTAGAACGAATTCCACAGCGCCGGGTTCTCAGTAACGCTGTTGTTCATGTTAAGGTCAAACAACGTAGCATCACTCTGCTGGCCTTCCTGCACAACCATAAGCTGCTGGTCCTCAGTATAATTGCCGCTTGCTACAGCCTCGCGTGCCTGATTAACAATCTCAGCGTGCTCGGCTTTAGCCCGCTCGATGTTCTCTTGAGCAACTCCTGCGGCATCTACCAATCCTGATCTTAAGCTGTCAACTCTGGACTTAAGCTCTGGCGTGCTACTGATGGCGTATTCAACCGGATTCGCACCGGATGGAATGGCAAAATTCGGATTCTGTACCAACTGGTTGGCCGCCTTCAGAACCTGCCCAAGCTCGAGGACTGCAGTGTTCCGGATATCTTCTGGGACATCTGCGCTGCGCAGATCACTCAGGGCCATGCCCAATGTTGGGCCATACTTCTGAGTAGTGTATGTCTTATTGTTCTTATCCTGCAGAGTCAGCTCACCAAGAAGCTCATCTGGGTTAGTAACCTTAGTATTGTTGGCGAACTGCGTGGTGTAATCCAGATAGGCCTGCATTTCGCGGACGGCCTTATCGTCCACACCAAGCCGCGCCGCACTTTCCGGCGTCAGCTTCCCGCCTCTGCGGTACAGTGCAAGCAGGTCCTGATCAGACATCTCTGACTGGGCTTTTGACGCAGCCTCGTCAGCGGCTCCGGCATTGAACAGGCCGCTCGGTCCTTCCTGCTCCACCGCCTGGCTAGTAGCCTGGGGCGCGGCCTCTGCGCCCGCGGCGATCGTGATGATGTCCGGCCCAGGAGAGGTGAGATCAGCTTCCATCTGCTCTGCATTATGCATGGCCGCGATGGCCGCGCCAGGCGCTGTACCGGCTCCAGCAAGCTTGAACGGGCTCTCCGTTACGCCCTCGGGCTTAGGCCCTCTGGGACGTGCGCCGCCTGCAGATGCCACGGTGGAACCGCCACTGGTCTTCTTCTCCTCTTCCTCATCCGATGGCAATGTCTGGCCAAATTCAGGAAGCGCGATCTCCCCATCCAGAATCTTATGCAGCTCATCCTTGTCTTCCTTGACGCCCAGGAAGAGCTCTTTAACAGCCTGCCAAGGACTTTTCTTTTGCGCGGATGCTTCAGTGCTTTCCGCTTCGACAAGCGCCTTCTGCAGGTCTTCCATGGATGGGGCACGCTTGCCGGTAGTCTCCTGATAAGAATTCTGCAGGGCTTTATACAGATAGGTCTTCGCATACGCATTGTCCTGATACTCTTCCATGATGCTGGAAGCTGTATCCATAAAGCTCTGCATGTCTTCATCTTCATGACCGGAAGTAAAGTGGAAAACGCCCTTGTAGCTTTTTACAGCTTTATTGTATTCATCAGCGCTAAGCTCAGCACAGCCTTCGAACTTTACGTCAGAAGAATTAAACTCACAGCCGTAGAACTGAGAGGATGGGTTCTTGGCCTGTTCCTTAAGGAGCTTTACAGCGGCTTCCCGCGTGTCCGCATCAGGGGTCGCCTTCAGCATACGGATAGCCTGTGCGTAGGTCATCCTGTTGAAATCCACAGCTCCGCCGTCAGGATTCATCAATCCTATGCTGTTCAGGGTCTTATTCAGTGCGCGCCCTTTGGCCGCATCAGACTGAGGCGAAGAGAAAAGCTTATCATGATAGACGTTTTCAAAGTACGCGGTAACGGTATCGACCGAAAGCCCCTGCTCCTTGGCGTAGTCCTTGATGTACCTTGCGCGCTCCTCGTCATCCAACAGCGTACCGCAGAAGCCGGCGGCCTCTTTGAGGGTCATATCCTTATTCGGCCTTACTGTCTCAATACCCGGATGTGCGAACTTGTCATCTGACTTAAGCCCCTGAACAAGCCCTTCCTGAACCATGCGCTCGTGCTCAAGATTTTCCTGAGCCCGATTCTCCCTGTCTTCCCAGGACAAAAGCTTATCCGGTATTTTGTTTCTCTCGAAGTAGTCCTTGTCCCTGCCTGTAGTTTTATAGTTTCCAGCCTCATGTGCGGCCTTACGTGTCTTGGCATTCAGAGTGTCTGTATGGATAGCCTCCTGGAATTCCTTCGGCATCGCCTTGAACTGTTCTCCGCCTGCCCGTGGCTTAAAATTCTCAAAGGCCTCTCTGCCCATACCGGGATCAGCCGGCTTCTGTGGTTCCGCCGCGGGCGCAGGAGCAGGTTCAGAAGCCTGAACCTGCTCTTCTTCTTCCTCTTGGCCAAATCTATAGTTCGCCATTTATTCCTCCCGCTATTTCCTATAATCAGAGTTTCCTTTAGAACTTCTTCCGCCGGACTCGGTAACCGTTGTGCTGCTGCCGCTGGTATGAGACTCGCCAGTAGTATCCGTTGTCGCGGTACCGTGCATTTCGCTGGTAGCTCTTCCGGTAGTATCCGTGGTTGCGGAACCGATCGAAGTCTGCTGACCCTGAGTCTGTGTTGCGCTTGTTCCCTGAGATGCAGACCGACCAATGGTTTCAGACCCAAGTGCGGAACTGATCGCCGTGAGATAGTTCTTGTTGTACTCCTGCCTCTGAGATTCCCGCAGTTCCTGAATCTTGGCCGCAAGCTGAGACGCGTAGTCTGTTTTCAACCGACCCTGAGTCTCTGCTGTCTGCGTGCCCGCCTGCGCGAGCTGCTCAGCCAGATGCTCCTGCTTACGGTTCGTATCCTCAGTAAGCTGCTGTACAACCCCTGCCAGGTTCTGCCCCTGGCCGGCGAGAGCCTGCAGAAGGTACGAGCTCCGGCCCATACCTCTGGCCAGGGCGGCATTCTGCGTATCTGCCATATTCTGGCCGTACGCCTTCTGCTGTTCTTCTATCGCCCTTGTGAGCTGTGCGGCAAGGTCATCCTTCTGCTGCTGAGTCTGCAGTGCCTGCGTATCCAGCTTCTGCTGTGCCGCTTCCAGACCGGCATTAAGCTGTGGCGCCAGCAGGTTCCGGGCGTACTGCATGAGCTCATCGTCTGTCTGAAATCCATACAGTCCGGAAAGGATGAGATTGGCCAGATCGACATTAAGTGTCTTATTAGTCGCCTGATAGCTTTCGCTAGTGGACTGCTGTTGTGTTTGGCTCTGCTGCTGTGAGGTTGTGTCCTGTCTTGTCTGCTGTTTGGAATGCGACTCGGACTGCTCTTCTGTTCGCTGATGTTCAGCAGTATCGCTATGTGATTTGGAATAAGTATCCTCGTTATAGCTGGTATAAGAAACGCTTCTCGCCACTTGTCATCACATCCTTTCTTCCAGCGCGGTGATGCGCTTTTCTAGTTCTTCCAATTCTTTGTCGCTGTCGAAGTCATGCTTCCAAGCGTCGTATACAAACCTGTTCAGAAACAGGACCAGACGCGAGACAAAGTCATATAACTTGTCGCCAGGCCGCAGCGGCGGAACACTTGGCTGCTTATATGTTTTCATACTCACCTCTGCAGACCGTCGAACGTGTATTCAACCTGAACACCGCCGAATATTCTCCATCCGGCAAGGCGCCCTTCGCTATGTATCCTCAGCTTGACACGTATGCCTGAGTTCTGAATTTTCAAGCGGTAATCTTTTCTATAATTTTTCAAGAGAAGAATCTTTGTTTTGCTCTTCAGCGGAGTTATGATCGTGATCTCCAGTGGAAGATCTACCGTATCGGCTTCTGCTGTAAAGCGCAGCACAAAGTCTTTTTTCGATAGCTGTTTCCCAAGATCAAGCCAAGGTGTCTCCCATGTAGAAGCAATCGCGCTGCCGTTATACGAGGTAGCCGCTTTATCGTCATACAGCAAAACCTCATACGGAGAAGCTGCCTCAGTAAAATAGATCTTCCCGCCGATTGCGTAGAAGTCCTTTACACGGATGCCTTTTCTGATCATGAAAGTGCCGCGCAGGATGTCATACTCAATGACCGTATTATTCTCCAGAATGATGTCATCTGCTCGTTCCCTGATAGCCAAAGCCAGATAATACACATGGCCAGAAACGCAGGCTGTGGCCATCTGCTCCGTGCCCGGCATCCTCATCCGCATCGTTTCATACAGCGCGTCCTTGGAAAGCAGGGACAGCGTGGAACCGTTATAGATGCCCAGTCCCGCCTGGGACAGGTACAGCATGATCTGCCTGTCCGTAACTACTGTCCTTGCGTACACCGGGCCGTCCGTACCATACGCGGCCGCCAGGCTGAAGTTTCGCGGGTCTGTACCGTGCAGCTCGAAGGTGGTCCGTTCCTTCATACACAGCAGATAATCAGAT